GAAGTGCAATGCACAGGATCTTTAGCTCAGACAGCTGTAGGTAACAACGTAGAGTTGGCTTACACTGCTGGGTCTACAAAAACTGGTATGTCTGCGGCAGAAATTTCTTCTACCACAGCGGCTACTACTGCTCAGTTTAGAATCGTAGGATTCTCTACTGATCCATCTAATAGCACTACTGGATCTGCAAACGTAAATGCAATCGTATATATTAACGAGCATTTCTATACCACAGTAACGGGAGTTTAATAATGGCAATTAATAGAGCGCAATTAGCGAAGGAACTAGAGCCTGGATTGAACGCCCTTTTTGGGTTGGAATACTCCAGGTATGAGGCTGAACATGCTGAAATTTTTGAAACTGAATCTTCTGACAGAGCGTTTGAAGAAGAAGTTCTGATTTCAGGTTTCGGTAATGCTGAAGTAAAAGCTGAAGGAACAGGCGTTAGATTTGATAACGCTTCTGAAGGCTACACTTCACGTTACACACACGAAACAGTTGCTTTGGCTTTTGCATTAACAGAAGAAGCTGTTGAGGATAATCTCTATGACAGGCTTGGTGCTAGATACACTAAGGCGTTAGCGAGATCGATGGCTAATACTAAGCAAATTAAGGCTGCTGCTGTACTGAACAATGCGTTCGCTACATCAGGAGGCGATGGCGTAACTCTTATCGCAACTAACCACCCTCTAAGTGGTGGTGGTACTCTTGCGAATAGAGCTACAACTATGGCTGACCTTAATGAGACTTCATTAGAAGATGCTTTGATAAACATATCAACATTTACTGATGACAGAGGCTTAACTATTGCTTTGAGAGGAATGAAACTAATTGTTCCACCTCAACTTCAATTCGTAGCTGACAGACTACTCAGTTCTCCAGGGAGAGTTGGTACTTCTGACAATGACATCAATGCAATCAGAAACACAGGAATGTTGCCTGATGGTTATGTAGTGAATCACTACTTAACTGATACAGACGCTTTCTTCATCAAAACTGATTGTCCTGATGGATTTAAGCATTTTGAAAGATCACCTCTTTCAACTGCACTAGAAGGCGACTTTGATACTGGAAACATGAGATACAAAGCTAGAGAAAGGTATTCATTTGGATACTCTAACTTTAGGGCTGTATATGGTTCTCAAGGAGCTTAACGGCAAATAGTAGTCACCGTCACCCGACTACTAGGAAAGGGGATGCTTCGGCATCCCTTTTTTTTTTACTTTATTTCTTAAAAAAATGAATATATGATAGAAAAGTGTTTAATTAGCTTAATGAGGGCTGCGTGCAGTTTCCATTAATACAAATATAAGGAGTTCATAATGGCTAATCCACATTTCCAAAACTTAATACTTAACGCTGGTAACAGCGAGTCCACCAAACATAAGAAAGATGTTCCTATGTTCTTGGTAAACCCGTCCAGTTCGTTGTTTTATCAATACTCAAATGATTTTATGACTTACGCTTCTGGCGATTTCACAATCACTACAACTGAAGCTGGTACAGGTTCAGCTACAGAAGCTTTGACTTCTGGAGCAGGCGGTCAACTTTTGCTCACTAACGCAGCGGGTGATAATGATTTAGACTTTTTACAATTAAAAGGTGAGTCATTCAAACTAAGCAGCAGTAAAAGAGCTTTTTTTGAGGCTAGATTCAAAGTAAGTGATGCAACACAATCTGATGTTGTAATGGGCTTACAAATAACCGATACAACACCTCTTGCTGTTTCAGATGGTGTTTATTTTATGAAAGATGATGGGGATACAAACCTAGATTTTCATATAGAAAAAGACGGTACTGACACTACTACAGCAGCAGTTACTACTTTAGCTGACGATACATTTGTTAATGTTGGTTTCTTTATAGATCCAAACACTTCACAAGTATCTTATTTTATAGGTTCTGCTACACCAGTAGGTATAGTGAACACTAACTTACCAGATGATGAAGAATTGACTGTATCTTTTGGTATTCAAAACGGTGAAGCAGCAGCAAAAACTATGACAATTGATTACATAAATGTAATCTGCGAAAGATAGGAGTAAATTATGGCAGGTCGTATGACTGGCTCTGATGTAAATGCGGTATTTATTACCGCAGACACTCAGGCTTTAGATGCTGATGGAATATCAGTAGCAGCCTCGGTAGGAAATAATGCAGCACTTGTTATAGGTGGTGCTTTAGCCTCTGGTGGTTCTTGTACCTTTGATTCAGGAAGAATAGTCACTATTCTTTCTGCTGGAAATGACTCATCAAAGTCATTTACTGTTACTGGCACAGATGTTAACGGTGATGCTCAAACAGAATCCATAACGGGTGCTAATGCTGGAACTGCTACTGGAAGTAAATACTTTAAAACAGTAACTGGAATATCAGCAGTTGGTAACCCAGCAGGTAATGTTTCAGCGGGAATTAATAATTCTGCTGCTGAAGTTGTCTTTGCAGGCAGGAGTAGATTGCAAGGTATCAATATGGTTTGTTCTGCTACAGGTGGAACTTTGGATTTTTTAACAACTTCCCCAATAGGAACAAGTGTGTTCAAACTAGGTAGTGTTTCAGGCGCTACTGTAACTAGAGATATTACTGTACCCGACAATGGTTTATTGTTTGATAGCGGTATATATGTTCAATACACGCAAAGCACTTTTACTAACCTTACTGCTTTCCACGCTTAAAAATGGCTGAGTACAGGGGCAAAACTGTAACTCTAAATAAACCAAGGAGAATCTCCAAGGGTTCTCCTGGGTTTGGTAAAAAAACTAGAGAGGTTTTTGTAAGAGTACCTGCTTCTGGCAAGATAAAGCGTGTGACCTTCGGTGATCCAAATCTAGGCGCACATCCTAACAATCCAAAAAAACGTAAAGCCTATTGCGCTAGAAGTAAAAATCTAGGCGACGATAGGACTAAAGCAAATTATTGGTCAAGGAGACAATGGAGATGTTAAAAAAAATTAGCAAAGTATCCAAAGAACTTAACAAAGCATCTAGGATGCACAAAAAACAATCAAATGTTTTAAAGAAGTTAGTCACAGGTGCCAAAAAGAAAAAACCAAAAAGCACAAATAGAAAGAAAACAAGAGGTAAGAAGAAATAATGGCAAAGAAAGCAAAAAGCGGCGGTAAGATTTGTCCAGAAGGAAAAGCTTGGGCAAAACGTACTTTTGATACATACCCTTCAGCTTATGCAAATATGGCTGCATCTAAATATTGTAAAGATCCAAACTATGCAAAAGGCTCTAAGAAAAAGAAAAGAGTCAAAAAAGCAGAAGGGGGATTGGTATTCAACGTCAGAGGACAGGGCAAAGTTATGTCCAACAGGCTAAGATAATGGGTCAATTAAAACAATGGCGCGAACAAAACTGGGTTAGGATTGGGTCTGATGGTTCTATCAAAGGACCTTGCGGAACCAGTAAAAATAAAAAGAATCCAGATAGATGTTTGCCCAAAGCCAAAGCGCAAAGTCTATCTAAAGCAGAGCGTGCCAAAACTGCACGTAAGAAAAAAACAGCTGGCGCTAAAGGTAAAACAGTAGTTGCTAATACCAAGGCAGCAAGAGTTTCTGTAAACAGAGGAGGAGAAATGCTCAAAAACAAATCAAAAGCTGATCTTAATAAAGATGGCAACATATCTTCGTACGAGAGAAAAAGAGGTATGGCTATTGAAAAATCCATGTCTCAACAAAATCGTGTAAAAAAGAAAAACGGTGGATTCGTAGCAAAAGGGTGTGGTAAAGTTATGAATAATCGTCGTAAAGTGACGACTATAAGTTAGAGAAAAATTATGGCAACAAAAAAATCAACAGCAGATAAAAAAATGGAAGCCAAGATGAAGGCTAGACAAAATGCAAAGGTAAGACCTGATGAGCCTGTAGAGGAAACAAGGATTTACTTGAACATGCCTAAGAAAAAGGCTGCTCCAAAAAAGAAAGCACCTGCTAAAAAGAAAACTACTAAAAAATAAAGGTTTACTATGTATAAAAGAACAAAAGGGTATGCAGCTGGAGGAATGGTAAAATCCAAAGGCATGAAAAAAGGTGGTCCTATGAAATCCAAAGGGATGAAGAAGGGCGGACCAATGAAATCCAAGGGCATGAAGAAGGGTGGACCTATGAAGTCTAAGGGTTACAAAAAGGGTGGCAAAGTGATGAAATCAAAAGGATATGCTAGGGGTGGCAAGGTGATGAAATCTAAAGGCTATAAAAGAGGCGGTAAAGTAAAAAAAAGTAAGTAGTGGCTTACTTACAAAGCAACATCCCACATTTCAAATGCTGGGTCAGAAAAGAATATACGCATAATCACGAAAAATATCACGGTGAGTTTCTTCACGCCATGGCAGTTGCTGTTACAACAATGCCTTGTCGTTGTTTGAGCTTTCAAGTGATTTTTACGGGTATAGAAGCGGAAGGAGAAGAAGAAGACAACGTACATGGTGGCGCTATGTGGGCTAGGATGCCAATCACAGCACTTGTAGGAGACACTCCTTTTGAAGAATGGCCAGAACCTATGGCAGTTCACGATGCACAGCCTTGGGATTGTTCTTCACACCATCACGCCGTTTATGTATTGGATAGAGCTACTCCTTGTCCTTGGCTTGCTAAAATAGATGGTAATTTTTACCCAGCTAAATATATGTTTACCGTTGATTACGCTGAAAATGAAATAGCAGATGATCCTGCTCAACATAAGCAAAGTCACGTTTTGGAGTTATTAGATGCAGGAGAATGGACGGGTAATATAGTAGCCTTACCAAACAATCGCGTCAGAGTAACTCACCCCGCTTGGTTTGAGACTGGATCAGGCGCACCTGATTTTAAACCATCTGCACATATACATTATTCAAAGTCTGATTTAGACTATACGTTGGATGTAAACAGAATTTTTGATAATCTATATGCAGAGGACGAGTAATGGCACTTTCAGGCAGTACAGATTTTGAACCTAACGTAACCGAGTTTGTTGAAGAAGCTTTTGAGCGTTGTGGTATTGAACT